TCCGACCGCCTCGACCAAGCCGTGATCATGCAATCGCACGTCATCTCCGACCAGTCCGAGGAGATCCACTTCCTCCGTCAGCGCGTCAGCGACCTGAACGACGCCATCATCCGCGGCGCCATCACCCCCGACGCTCACCCCCATGAGTAGTTTCCGCCACCTCGACGGCATGGTCGCCCTGCTCTCCGAGGTATATGAAATCAATGAGCGAATCCTGACCGGTGATATTTGCAGTAACAAGACCGCCATCCAGTCCGACCGGATGAAGAAGCTGCTCAACCATTACCATGAGGCCCTGAGCGAAGACGGCGCCGTGAAGGTATCGCTCCAGGCCTACGCCGCCGCCGGTGGATGGGTCGGCATCACCTACTCCTACGAGCTCGACGGCTTCGAGGTCGCCGGATCACAAGTCCCGAGACGCGTATGACCCTCAACCAGCGCTTCTCCGTCGTCGCCCTGCTGCTCCTCGGCCTCAACGCCCAGGCCAAGACCGACGCCGCCTTCCTCGAGGCCGTCGCCGCGGTCGAGTCCGGGCACAACCGCAAGGCCATCGGCAAGGCCGGTGAGCGTGGGATGTATCAGGTCGGGAAGGCCGCTTGGGACGACGCCTCCGCCCGCCTCAAGGCCGAGGGCCACTACGCCTTCCCCTGGTCTAAGTGGCGCGACGCTACGGCTCAGGACATGGTCGCCGCTTCGCATCTCCGCTGGATCAGGTCGAACTTTCACCGCATCGGCATGACCGACCCGACCCCCGAACAGATGGCGCTCGTCTGGAATGTCGGATGGACGGAGGCCCGCAGCCGAGACTTCCGGGCAAACGACTACGCCTTCCGCGTGGCTAATTTATTCCGCTCGCAAAAGGTTTTGAGCCGTTGAAAGTTTCGACCATGTCTCACATGGTCATAGCCGTGGATCCTGGCGCGAAAGGCGCCTTCGTCTGGTCGGTCGACGGCATCGGCATCGAGACGCGGAAGATGCCCGGGTCGGACGTCGAGATCTGCGAGCTGATGGCCGAGCTCTCCTGCAAGACGAAGAGCGTCGCCCTGTTCCTCGAGACGCCGAGCGTCGCCGGCTACGGCCCGAAGATTCCCGGCGCCTCAATCGCTAAACTACAGTTCAACGTCGGCCTGATCTACGGCGCATCAATCGCCATGGGCTGGCAAGTCCGCCGCATCGACCCGAAGGCGTGGCAGAAAACGCACCCCGTCGGCAAGAAGGCCGACCACGGCTCCGGCTGGAAGCGACATTTGAAGGCCCGGGCGAAAGAGCTCTTCCCGCAGACCGACGTCTATGACTGGACGGCCGACGCACTGCTGATCTACGACAGCGCCATCCGCGGCGTCATTAACTGAGTTTACATAACTCAACCAAACCCTCCCTTTTGTAACCTTTCCACCTATGAAAAAAAACACCCTCTCCCCCAACGCCGAGATCCCTGGCACGCAGTACATCCTCCTGCCGGACAACCGCGTGGCCCGTCTCCTGACGCCCACCGTCCGCCCCTCCGGCGACAACTACAACCTCCGCATCGGCGGCCGCACGCGTCAATTCACGCTCGAGGCCATCAAGGCCATCATCGCCGGCGCCGACCCTGCCACCGTCGGCAATAAGTAACCTCTTCCCACATGAGCACCACGCCCAACAAAGACAAAGCAATCATTGAAGCCGACAAGGCATTGATGAAAGCCATGAATCCGCCCTCCGCCACCGCTGACCTCGTCGCCGCCCTCGCGCAGCTCGACAACGTCAAAGCAAACAAAGTAAACCCCGGCTTCAAGAACCGCTACGTCTCCCTCGACGCGCTGCTCGACGCCATCAAGCCCGTCCTCCTCGACCACAACCTGGCTCTGATCCAGACGCTCGTCTCCGAAGAGGGCAAGGTCGGCGTCTCGACCGCATTCCTGCACACCTCCGGCGAGCGCTTCGACTTCGGCCGATTGATGGTCAAGTCCGAGGGCCTCGACGCCCAGAAGATTGGCGGCGCCATCACCTACATCCGCCGGCAGTCCATCCAGACCGCGTGCGGTATCTCCGTTGACCTCGACGACGATGGGGCCGTTGCGGCCTCTGGCTTCCGTTCTGCGGCCACTTCGCAGTCCATCCTAGGCGGAGCATCCACCCCCCGCCCCCTGACCAAATGAGCGACCCTAAGCCCTTCGACCCCTTCGACCCCATCTCCGCCGCGATGGGCGCCATTCACGGCCAGAACCTCCTCGCGGCCAAGGACGCCCGCATCAAGCAGCTCGAGGAACGCCTCGAAGGCATGCGCGAGGCCGGCGACCAACTCTGGTACTGCGTCCGCCACGCGCAGCGCATCCACGCCGACGAGCTCATCGACGCCATCGAGGAATGGCAGGAAGCCCGGAACCATGGCTGACGTCCCCAAGGGCATCGAGAAGATCGCGGCCACCGTCCCGAAGCAGTACGCCCTGCTGCTCTTCCTGGACGGCTTTCCCTACGTCGAGTTCACGGCCCGCAAGCACGCCGACTTCCTGACCGACCTCAACGCCTGGAAGCGCAAGACCTACCCGTCCTTCTCCCGCTCCGTCGTCCGATTCTTTACGCTCGCACCGACCGGGGAGCTAAAAGAACTTACCTTTACCAAATGACTAACCGCGAATACCTGAGGAACATCCTCAATCAGTTAGCCGGCGAAGTCGCCGCCCTCCGCCCGACCCCCGAGGACTCCGTCACCCTCGCCGGGTCTGATCTGATGCAACTCCAGATCGCCATCAACGAGGCCGCCACCGAACTCGAGCGCCTTGACGTCGAGAACATCGAGGAGGCCTATCACATCAAGCCGATCTATGACCGCATCAAGGCCGTCATCGCCCATGAGCGCGTCCTCCGCAACCAACTCGACCGCGTGGCCCTCGCCGCCGACAACGCCATCGACCTCTGCAACCTCCTTTCCGCCCACGTCGAAGAGCACAACCCGAACGACGAAGACGAAGCCCTCTGAACCTTTCCCACCATGCCACAAATCCACGACCGCAAAGAATACCGCGCCTTCCCGGCGCTGAACCAGTCCGCCGCGAAGAAGTTCCTCGAGGGCTCACCGGCTCACTACCAGGCCTACATCAACAGCCCGCACGAAGAGACGAAGGCCATGCGCTTCGGAACCTTCGTTCACTCCGCGATCCTCGAGCCTCACACGCTGAACGACCTCTACGCGACCGCCCCGGAGGTCGACCGACGCACCAAGGAAGGCAAGGAGACTTGGGCAGCCTTCCAGACCGCCAACGTAGGCAAGACCATCCTCGACTATGAAGAGTCCGCCCTCGGGCATCTCGTCGCCTCGTCCGCCCGCTTCGCCCTCAAGCGCCTCGGCGTGGAGTTCGACGCGACCGAGGTCATGTATCACGTCGACTATAACGGCGTCCCGCTCAAGGCCGCCATCGACGGCGTGGCCGGCGACTACCTCTGGGACATCAAGACCACCGACGACGCGTCAGCTGCGGGCATGCTCAAGGCGATCAGGAATTACCGCTACAACCTCCAGGCCTATTGGTACCGCCTCGTCTACGAGCTCGCGACCGGGCGCCGCCCGCTCGGTTTCCGCTTCCTCTTCATCGAGAAAGAGCCGCCCTTCGCCTGTTCGATTTGTGAGGTCGGCCCTGAGCTCATGTCCTGGGCCATCGCCGACTTCGAGAAAGCCGTGACCCTGTATAAGGAATGCACGGCCTCCGGCGTCTGGCCCGCCTACACCGAGGAGATTCAGGTCATCGACATCAAGAGCACGACCACCGCCGCCCCCATCAACTTCGCCTAACATGGAACCCAACAACGACCGCAAGCCCCTGAAGTCCATCGAGACCGCAGGAACCTATAAACTCAAACTCATCAAGCCCGCCTTCGACAAGATCAGGCAGTGGGAAGACGGCACCGTCTCCTGCCGCCTCTTCTTCCTCGACGACCAGGGCAACTGCCTGTCGAAGTCCTTCTCCTCGAAGTGGGGCAAGCCCCTCGCCATGCTCGTCGGGAAGTTCTCCGGCAAGTTCACCGAAGAGCTGCGCCTTGATGCCACCCCCGCCGAGTTCATGGAGTACATCACCCCGGCCTGTGGCAAAACGTGCCTCCTCGGCGTCGAGGCCGAGCCCTCCGGCGAGTATAACGGCAAGCCTCAATACAAGTACAAGCTGACTTACCCGAAGGGCAGTCAGAAGCCGACCGTCTCCGAGCCTCTCCCCGATAATCCTCCCTTCTGATGAACAACCTCGCCAAAATCCGCGAGGCCCTGGTCGACGCGCTGCTCAAGGCGCCCGACCTTAACCTCCGCCGCGTGCGTCGTAAGCTCGGCATCTCCGGCCGCCAGACCCGCATCGCCTCCCGAATCGCAAAAGCCACGCGCAAGGCCTCCGCCGCCGTATGACCACCATGTCCGCCCCGACCCTTGTCCTGATCTCCGGCTTCGCAAGGGCGGGGAAGGACACCCTCGCCTCGGGCATCCTCGAATGGTCGACCCGACCGTCTCGCAAGGTCAACTTTGCAGATTACCTGAAGGACGCGGGGAATGACTTCCTGATGTCCCTCAACCTGGAGGGAAACTTCCACGACGACCGCTTCAAGACCCTACATCGGGATTTCCTCGTGGCCGGCGGACGCCTCGCCCGGTCGCTCGACGTCGACATCTTCGCCAAGAACCTCGCTAACTTCTGCCCCATTCAGATGGGCCCTGATGAGGTCGCCCCCGAGACGGTCGTGTGCTCTGACCTTAGGTATGCCAACGAGGTCGCCGTGTGCCAGGAGGTGCTCCACGACCTTGGCTGGAAGGTGCGCACCGTCTACGTCGCCACCGCCGGCGTCGGCCCCGCCAACCAGGAGGAGATGGACAGCATCCTCGAGATCCGCGAGAAGCACGCCTTCGACCTCGAGCTGACCTTCGCCCCCAACTCGCGGAACACGATCCTCATGGAGGGCCGCTATATCGCGAAGACATGGAGGCTCTAGTCATGAATGACGACCTGAGCATGGACGAGCGCATAGCCTGGGCCAGACGCTCAGGCCTGACCGACGAGCGCATCGCCTTCCTGCTCGCCTGTCCGAAGTATACCCGCACTGGGCGGAATGATAAGCCCGCCTATATCAAGACGGAGAATCCGAATCACCACCTCCAGAAGCTCGGCGACTGCTGGTGGCTGCGTATCCGCCGGCGGAAGACGAACATCGTCCACAACCTGGGCAAAGACCTCGAGACCGCCCGGAAGAACCGCGACGAGATGCTCGCGGCCTATGACGCCGGCAAACCTATCCCACACCTCGACCAATGAGCATAATCCGATGGGTAGCAGCAGGAGACAACCACGGCCAGCTCGTGGACGGAGAGACGCAGGACGCGCTGGCTTCTTTCATCGGCCGCTGGAAACCCCAGCTACGCATTCATACCGGCGACTGCTTCGATTTCGGCGCCTGGAGACGCGGCGCCACCCCTGACGAGCAAGAGGAGGGCATCACTGACGACCTGAAGCACGGCAATTACTTCCTGCGCAAGGTGCTCAAGCCGACGATCTTCATGCAGGGCAATCACGACATCCGCGCCGAGGAACAGATGCTCTCCCGCAACGGCGACCGCCGCGACAACGCCATGCGGGCCGTGCAGTCATACACCGACACCCTGGCAGAGATCGGTTGCAAGGAGTTTCACCGCTACTCGGTCAAGGGTAAGGACTCCGAAGGGGTCAACCGCTTCCGCGTCGGGAAACTCACCGGCACGCACGGCTTCAAGGCTGGCGTGGCCGCAACCCGCGAGACCGCCCGCACCCTAGGCCGCCCTGGGGATGTCGTGATCCATGGACACACCCACGACTTCTCCCTCTGCACGATTGAGCACCTCGAGGCCGCGATCGTCGGCGTCTCGGCGATGTGCTGTATGGACATCAACAAAGCCGACTATGCGCTTCGGAGGCTAGCCACGACCAAGTGGTGCAACGGCTGGCTCCATGGGGTAATCGACGAGAAGACCGGCGACTGCAAGGTCTGGACGGCCCATCGCTTCCAAGGCAAGTTCATCTGCTCGACCGCTTACGACCTGATCTGATGAAGCCTAAGGACTACGCCGCATTGCTTATGCGGAGCCAGCCATCCCCGCAGCAGAACTTCGCCGACGACACA